AAGTCTGGTTAAATCATACATCTGATTTTCTGTGGCTGTAATCTCAACACCACCACCTCTTCTTCCATCGGCCACTGTTGCAGTTTCCTCATTACCTAATACTAGTACATAAGAATCATGTTCTGCATTTTTTACTACATGAGAACCTTCAAATACTGTTCTGGCCAAGCCATTAATACTAGTTGTAGTAGTAGGAATCGATAGAGTGACTTTGTGTTGAGTATCAGACCCATACATACCATGGTTTGGATGTAGAACTCTAATAGTAGTTTCATTTGCACTTGCATCTTTAGATAAGAATATAAATGGGTCTGCAACTAGCTCTTTAGGTGGTACTGCATCGTTAATTAAACTTACTGCTGCAGATGAACCTGTAAAGGATGCTCTATTTAATTTAAACTTAAGGTCTTTAGTTTGTTCAGGAGTCCAAGTAGAAGCATTTGCAGAAGTAAAGAATACTCCGTTAAATGGCTGTTTAGTAATTCGGTAAGCATTATTAGTTAAATCAAACTTACTAGTCTCTGAAACATATACTTTATATACACTAGAGTTTGAAACTAATACTATGGCATATTCAGTACCTTCTTTAAGATATACTGGATGGTCCCAACTAATAGTAGTCGCGGTGTCAGCATTACCAACACCATTATTTGCAGTCATATCTGTTGGTAAATTAATAGAACCTGGATATACAACTGTAGATGCACCTGGTACTTCTCTCTGAGTTGGTATACCATTTTCTACTTCTCTAATAGAAACATGAATTGGAATATTTGCATCTTTAATCGCAAAGAATAAATCTACTGATGTAGTAAAAATACCACCCTGAGTATCAACTACAAAAGTTTCTGCAAGAGGGTCATAGTATCTAACTAATTCGTGAGTTGTTTCACTGGTTCTTTGTGTAACTGCATTAGTTTCACTTACTTCTCTATAAGCAATTCTAGGTACTTTAGTAGAAATAATTGTTTTCTGATATGTTTCTAATACACCTTGTGAATAAAAATTAACTAGGGCTTTAGTAGTAGAATTAGCATCAGTATTGTTATTTGAATCAGTTAGTTTAAATTCTCTTGTTCCTGACTTGAATTTTAATACATCATTTCTAGGAATGATAAATGAACCGATACATCTTCCCGCCGCATCTGATACTAGAGCACCACTACTGCTTCCTGGATGTGAAGTCTTACCTTGATAAGTAATAACATCTGCTCTATCAGAGAATTCTTCAAATGATGATTCTTGCCTGCAATAAGCAGTAACATCAACACCATTAAAGAATGCATATAACTTAGTAGAAGGTTTTAATAGTTCTGCATCAAAGAATATTTTTCTTGACCTCATAAATGGTATGAAATTAACTTCAACAACTGTGTTTGCAACTTCTTTAGTTTCTCTATCAAATGCAACGTATGCATCTTGGCCTGTTCTAGTTGCAGTTCCTGTTTGTGTAACAGCTCTAGTAACAGTATTAACTTCTGCTCTGGCCTTACCCCTAGTATTTGCAACACCAGTTAATCTTTGGCCTTCTCTACCTGAAACAATTTGATTTCTTCGACTTACTACATTGCCTACACTTCTACCAGTCCAGTTAGTTTCCCATTCGTTCCAAACAGTACCCAGAATTCCCTCTGATTCTGCCATAGTAACAAACTGGTCAAATGCACTTGTATCATCAATGATAATATCTGGTCTTTGGTCTACATCTTTCCATTCATCTGATTCTGGTGATAGTCTTACTATTCCGTCCCAGATTACTACATCATAAGGATTAACAAATTCGGCATATGAAGAGTATGGTTGATTAAGTTCAACTACATTTGTATATGGCATTGTAATAATACCACCTTTTGCAGACTTAACTGCAGTACCACTATCTCCTGTTTTTCTAATAAGATTGATACTTCTTTCATCAAACTTAGGTCTTAGTATACCTGCATCTCTATCTACTGAAACATCATAATCTGGGTGAGATGCATCTCCGATACCATGACCAAAGAAACCATCTACAATAAATCCATTTTTAAATCTTGCTTGACCACTTCCATCAAAGAGTTGTGCCTCTGATGCAGATTTTTCTAATAGTGAAAGTGATGTATAATATTCTAATCTCTTAACACGAGAATCAATGGCACCAATATCTCTCATAGTATATCTTTTATTATCAATCTTTTGAACTCTAACATCTTCAACACTAAACACATAAGGATTTAAACTAATATTATAAAGGTGAATAGCATTTTCTAAGTTCTGAGGTTCTACTGGATATAAACCTGATTCACCTTTTACTACTTTATATGTTCCATCTTTAGCCAGGAATAACTTATCAATTCTTCCAACATAGTGGGTTAGATTATATGAAATTGTGCCAACTGGAGGTATCATAATAAGTCCTGAGTGACCAGCACCTGTACTAAATTCTTGTCCTGTTGTTGTTCCTGACCTACCTTTAGTTGGTCTAAAATCTATTACATCCCTTAATGACTGGCCGTTATAAGAACCTATGTCAGCATAAGGAATCGTATTATAAGAATCAACTGAAAAGTAATTACCAGATTCATTATGGGTAAAACATTTAAAGGTTACAGTAAAGTTACCTGCAGGAAGAGTTTGTCCACCTTTTAGAATTACTTTACCTTTATCGTAATATGAATCCCTTTGTCCGTTATCTAAAATAAACTTATCGGTTACTACATTACCCGCAGAGTCTGTAATTGCAGTTAACTCTCTAATATCGACTTCGTTTAATTCATAAATTGATTGTGATGAATTATATGTAAGTGTTGTACTTCCATCATCTTTTGCAGTTTTAACCTTTACTGAACCTGTAGTAATAGCACCAGTACATATAACGGTAATACTTTCTCCGGCATTACCACTACCTAGAGAGTTTAAACCTATACCTCCACTCCCAACACTACCATTAACTATTGTAGAGTCTGGTGCAGGAACTGCATCATTATTATCCGATAAGGCTCCAATGTGATAAATAACATCATCATCATTTGCAAGTGAAACTCCTGATGGCAGACCAATACTTGTTTCACCATTTGAATCAATAGTGCCTGAAACTTTTACCCTTACATTATACGCAGCAGTAAAATTACCACCAGTTTTTAGTGTTTTTACTGCTGAAGTTGGTAGTGGGTATATTAAACTATTATTACCTGTTTCGAATCTGGTTCCAAAAATACCAGTAGTAACTAAGGTACTACCATTTCTTGCGCCTAAATTAGCTTCAAAGTTAGTACCTTGAGAAACTTTTTGAACTGAACTAAATGCTTGGCCAGCGGACATTGTTACATCAAAGATGTATAATCTAAAGTGTTGTGGAGAAGCTGAATCATGTTCGAAGCCTCTTGCTCTTGCAGTACCTATAGTCGCGCTACTTGAATTCAATAAATTTACTGTAGTAAAGTCATTAATATCTGGTATGCCTTCACACTCGTTAGGGTCTAATTTAATATAGTTACCAAATCCAACAGATTGAGTAATACCATTAATTACCCTTGTATCAGCTGAATCATCTCTACCCTTGTCTAAGATTACATGATTGGTTTGAGTTTTTTCTATTCTTCGGCCTTCAATATATGCAACACTAGGTTCTATGCCTATTGCAAGTTTTGCATCATTACCACCTTGACTGGAAGTTAAGTAACCATTATTTCCAACTCCGTCATTTAAGTGTTCTTTTATATCAAGGATAAACGGTGCAAGAATATAGTCTCCTGATTCTTCTGATGTTCTTCTTTCAAATCTATCAGAGAGTCCAGTCTCAATAGGAGCATCATCTTTCTTGGTAATTATACCAGATTTAATATTTGCTAGGTGAATGTAGTCATTGACAGCCCTACTACCTAAGTCAATATTCTCTTTAATTAGATTTAGATTGATAACATATCTATTAGCGCCTGGAGCAGATTCATTAGGACTTCCTGTAGCATTATCTACTAAATCTTCAAAGCCTGAATCTAGGTTGGACTTTTCACCACCTGTAACTTCTAAACCAATGATGTAAGTTGGAGTATTACTATACTTATCAAGGAGGATAGTTTCGGCTGGTACATGAACAAATGAACCGTTAACAAAAAATACACCTTCTTCAATTGCATATGCTGAACCAAAACCAATAGGATTTGCAACTGCACCTACACCTGTTGAAGAACTTACTGTCGCACTTACAACACTACCAGTAGTAGTTGAAATAACATCACCTTCTGAAAAGATTGAAGTTGTTGTATTAGTACCAGAGTTTACATATTCAAGATAAAGAGTATCAGGTTCTGCAGTACCACCAACTGTTTCTGCGGCAACTACTTTTAATACTTTTGCCTTAAGACCGGCAGTATTTGTAATCTCTTTACCTACGAAAGTGGAAAGATAAGTAGAAATGGCAGTACTACTATGAGTAGGATTTAACTTAATGTATTGATAGTTACTAACAAGAAGTGTTTGCTTACCACCGAGCACTCTATCACCGTCAGCAAAGGTATATTGTCCTAACTTATCAATTTGTGCTTGGAGTGCAGTTTGTAATTGAGTTAATTCTCTTGCCTGAACTGCGAATCCTGGACGAAATAAAATCCTATGATAGTTCTTTGTTTCGTCAAAATCATCATAGTATGGAGCGCCGAATTTTTTTACATTTGTTATAGCCATTTATATTCTCTCTTTTTATATATTTATAGAACTTATTTTAGAATTCTATAATACATTTAATATCTTCAATCTGTGATGCAGTTCTTGAAATAGGTGCTCTATTTTCAAGGAATACTAATTGACCACTACCTTCAACAAATTCTGAATTCTGAAGTGAGTTAGAGGTAACTGTACTTGAATTACCACCTGTTGGTAAAGTTCCATTAATAGCCTCACCTGATGCATCAAAGGATTTAAATCCAGTCTTTCTATTTTGGTAATAGTATAATCTCTTATTTGCAACATCAATTTCTGCAAGGTATGCCTTGGCAGTTGATGTACCACCAGTAAGTAAAGCATCAACATTATATGTAGTGACATCAGCACTTGAATCCATTTGTAAATACTTAAGACCCTTTAGAGTAGATGCTGTTGCGACTATTGTAGTTGCCGCACCGTTTGCTTGACCACTATTATCTGCTCTCTTAAATGGATTTTTAAGAATTCCTATTTGTCTAAAGTCGTTACCAACAGTTAAGTCTCCACCTTCAGCAGAATCTAACTGAGCATTAAGAGCAATATAAAAAGCTCCTAGTTCTTTTACTGGGTCAACTCCGTGCCCTAATGGTGGTGATATAACTGCTCTTGCAGAACCACCTGAACCACCGCCACCAGAGATTACAATATCAGCAATAGTATAGTCTGTTCCTTTTGCAGATCCTGATGATTCAGTACCTATTCCAATTGCAGTAATTGCTCCACCAACAATAGTAATATCTGTAGCTGCAACTGTTGCACCTGAGCCATCTCCTGTAATAGTAACAGTTGGGGCCGAAGTATAACCAGAACCACCAGCAGTAACTTCAATTCTTTCAATACCTGCGGCATTAGCATTAGATGCTGAAAGTATTTGCGAAGACTGTTGTGGTTTATCTACACTAGTATCTGCCAAAACAGGTGATACTGCCAATGTTTTTACTGGCATATATGAATTAGTTAAGAATTTTTCCGAATCAGCTGTAGTAATAGTATACATATATTTCCATGTATACCCATCACCTAAAGTAACCGGTTCAACTCCAGTGTGAACTGGCTGTACTGTAGTAACTGATGGCCCGGCCTTAATACATTTATAAACTTTAAATTCTGACCTAGTAACAACATAAAATCTTTCATCAAAGATGTCAGAATCATTTGAATCCCATGCCACATATGTCTGGCCGTCATCATAATTGTATCTAGGTACTACATGAGAAATGTCACTTGAAGTGACCCTCTTCATGCCGAGTAATTGTTGGAATGACTCACTAGTATCATCTATGTGGTCACCAGGGACGAAAGGAGTTGTGTCGGTAAGGTCGGAAGTGGCATTCGACCAAACATCTGATTTACCGATGGTCAAATAAACACTGGAGCCTGTGACATCTTCCTTGAAATTCTCTGCATTGAGAACTCTAAAAGGGGTTGTAATAATTGCTGCCATAATTCTTTCCTATGTTTATGTTAATCTAAGTTTATAAAACTACTATTGTTATAACTATTTATAGTGTTTTTATATTTGTTTTGTATGATTTGCGAACCTAATTGTTCTATTGTAAAGTTACTATTAAAGAGTTTATCACTCTCATAAAAACTATTTCCTTTACTATTAAAATAGTTATTTAATCTTGTTTGATTTAAATCATTAAGTAATACAATAAGTATTGCCTTAATATCTTTAGCTCTGTATTCTGATACTGCAGTAGAACCTAGTGTAACACTTGGGTCAAATACATATCCGTTACCATTGTTAGTTATACTTATAGTAGTTATTCCTGATGGTAATAGCAATACTTCTGCACTTGCATTACTTCCACTTCCACCACTAAATGTAATAGTAGGTGATTCGGTGTATCCACTGCCTTGATTTGTTATTACAACACCATCAACTTCACCTAAGTTATTTATTATAGCATAACCTAGTGCAGTTACTCCACTAGATGGAGCAGAGAATGTAACACTTGGCCTTGATGAATAATTAGCACCACCTGATATAATACTTACTCTTTGAACTCCTGTTGGTTCTAAATTAAACTTGGCCGTTGCCTGTACATTAGTACTTAAAGGAATTCCATCTTGGTCAGCTGCAGTAGGTGGCCCAATTTTTATAATAGGAGGTTTACGATATTCTCTAATTGCCACAGATTCTGTAGGGAAAGAAAGACTAGTAACTGTTCCAACTCCACTGTTTGCCGATACTGCTAGTGAAGCAGAAGTATAACCAGTATTTGTTCCACTTATAGTAACCGACTCTATCTCTCCTAGTGCATTAAGAACTGGAGTTAATGTAGCATTTCCACCCTCTGCAATTGAAATTGTAGGATTGGAACTAAAGCCAAATCCAGGGTTAATAACTTGCACTGAAGTAATTGAACCATTAGTAATCTGTGCCGAAAGAACTGCGTTACGGCTCACCTTGGCCTCTGCTGTAGGTGTAAACATAGAAGCAAATGCCTCTACTAATAATGGTATATCTTCAACACCAATTAATCCTGGCTGAATACCAGGCATAGATGATAATGTAAATCTATTAATTCTAGTAGCACCATATGCATTTACTAGTTGACTTACCAACTGGCCTGTTTCTGGATTTTTAGTCTGTACTGTAACACCTTTATTGTTATCACCAAATGCCGCTCTTGTAAGTTGTAAAAGAATTAAAATTTCACCGAAGAATATAAATCCTGCAGGGTGTACTAGTCTATTAAATACACTATCCCAATCTTCAATATTTCTACCTGTCTTAATAAGATAACTATATTTTTGGTATCTATAACTATCTTGTAATCTAATTTTTTTCTCTGATAAGAAACCTTTAGTTGAGATAAATTGATTTGCATCTGAATCCCAATCTCCAGAAGATGGTATAAGAGTATTATCCCATGGTCGGGTTACTTCTACTTCATCTTCAAAGAACAATCTAAAAAATGTGGCTATGGAATCTTGTGAACCTCTTACCTTATAAAAATCAATAATTCTTTTATAAAGAGTTGCCTTATTAACTGCTATGTCTCTAGGAATAATAGCGGCAATTTCTTTTTGCATAAACTTTAAATATTCACTAGTAGGGTCAGCATTATCATCTAGGTTCTTATCAATGTCCATTGCATCTTCTAATGCATTAAGTACATATGATGGCCCAGGCCCTACCCAGTTTTTAACCAGAGTAGTTAATTTACCAGTCTTAGTATTATGGGCAGATAATCCACTAACAGTAAAAGTTTTACCTACTTCCGTAGTACTTTTAGCAAGTGAACCAGGAAGCTCATTACCATTTGATATCTGTACGTTTGCACTAGATAGAGTGATTACAGTATTGTCATCTAATACTAGTGTACTGTTTGCTCCATTGTGGTCTGTAAAGAATTCATTACCATTTGAGTCTGGGTCTGGATATCTAAAGACTGCCTGACCATCTAAAATTCTATCTGAGAAAGATTCGGTAGTTTGATAAATAAACTCATTCATATTCATAAATTCGTAATATGATTCCAAGAGTTTTTGAATACCTAGTGCATTGTCTTTAACATCAATATTATCCAATATACCATCTGGTATTAATTGTTTTACCTGCAAGTCTTCTTTGGACTTTCTCTTTGAAGAAAATACCGACTCTACATATCCTGGTGAATTATTATCTATTGACATATTATCTTAACCTAGAATTAACGGAATAGTCTATTGAACCTGATGAACCTGCTGTAGAGATAGTATCAACTTGAGCTGTAATACTTACAAAGGCTTGGTCTATATTAATTAACTGGTCTCTTTTTGGTGCTATATCTAGCGAGTTAGGAATTGCAGTAATTCTAATAGAAGTATTTGAACTAGATGTAGTAAAATTATTTAATGATACTTTACCAGATGATGGTATAATAGTTCCTGCATTATTAATAACAGTAATATTTTTGCCGTCTACTACTTTATAAACCATAACTTGTCTATTATTAGAACCAGTAATTGGAATATCACCAAAGAAATGGTCTGCACCACCAGTAGATATTTTAAACGCTGTTGAACTAATTAAGAAATTACTTGAGTCACCTGATTCATATAAAGGTGATGCAAAAGATATATTAAATACATTATCAGTATCAGTAGTTCCTGCAACAATATTCTTGTACATATAAGGTCTAATAGTAGAGTTAAGAATAGAAGGGTCAGCTGAATCAATTAACTTTAGAAGTTGAGAGTGTCTAAATACTCCATCAAACTTATTTAAGTTATTAAAGTTATAATCAGAAATAACATCTCTTACAACATTTTGCAATTCAACACTAGTTCTATCCGTAATGTTTGGATTATATTTAAAGAATACATCCAATTCTAAATTTGTAAAGTTAGGGTCTACAATTTCTGGAGTAATAGAAACAATGTTCTTACCCTTAAGTACAGTATCTTTAATTGCTAATTTTTCGGCCGATGTTAATGTTTCAGCAGTAAGAGGTTTAATTGCAATATAGACCGTTCCGAAATCTGCAGGGTCATTATCTTCTCCACCCCATGTAGAAATAGAAGAAATATTTGCAAAACCTTTTAGAATAATTGACCTATAGTCTTCTGCAGTAACTGCTCTATTCTGTGCAGTAAATGTAAGTGGCGCATTAAATCTAATTGACTCTATTGTTTCTGGAGGATTACCACCTGATGAATTACTAACTGTTGTAATAGTATTACTAAAACTACCAGTCAGCTGTGGTATAGAATCGTCAAATACAAAAGTACTTGCTCCATTAGCATCTTCACCGTGAGTATAAATATAATCTAGGGTTATGATATTATCATTAGCTGGTTTCTTACCAGTAATACCATCACCGAAATATATTTCATACTTACCACCTGGATTTTCTTGTAGATAATAAACTTGTGCCTTTGAGTCTACACTTAATAGTGATTCAAACTTTGTATATATGTTATAAGATGTTGACCTTTCATTGTCTTGTACTCTTACTCTTAATGTACTTGTATCTGCATCACTATCTGCAAGTTGAAATTTCTGATTATTAATATCATTATCAACTCTGTAAAGTAAAGATTTTAAAGTTCCTTGTGCAATACTAATATTATTAAAAGTATACTTATTAGTGGCTGAATTGAGATTTGCAGATTCATTATTTAAAAGAGCAAAGTCATATCTAATGCCACTTAAATTAGTAGTTAGCTTTGTTCCTCTTTTAAGGATAAGAGATTCTGGTCTGACTGATTCATTAGTTGCATCGATTTCAATATTTACTGTAGCTCTGGATGCAAGAACTGACCTAGGAGTATAACCTAAAAGTTTAGCACGAGTAACTACATTACCTCTAATTTGAGCTGAATCTAAAAATGCCTCATTCAAAGCATAGTGAGCGGCCATTGCATTATAATGTGTATTATATGCAAGAACATCAAGTAGTATATTAAGGCTACTTCCTTCAAAGTTATAATCGTTAAACTCAGATTGATTCTTTAGATAGTTTTTTAAATTATCTTTAATTTGGTCGAAATCTAGTTCGGTTACGTTTAAGTTACTGGCCATATTATTACCTTAATCTTCTTAGAACAACAGGTAGAGTTTCGATTCTATTATTCTCTTTTATTTTAAATTTTATAGTGATATTATATAAATTACTATCCTCATCACCGTCTGCTTCAACCTTTAATATTGATACTCTAGTTTCTTTAGATAGAGAAGAGCGAATACCGTCTTCTATATTTAATTCAGTTAAAGTATCCATAGGCTCAAAAAGTAAACCTCTTAAGTTAGTACCCAATCTAGGCTGAAATGGTCTTTCAAACGTATCAGTATTTAACATATTCTTTAATGAATTTCTAATTGCTCTATCATCTCTTAAGGGTCTAATGTCCCTATCATAAGGATGATATAGTAAAGAAAAATCTATATCGCTATATCCTTTCTTTCTTGCAAGTGTATTTGACTCATCTGGATAATCCGATGTGTTAAATTTACTTCTTGTTGTATATAAATCATTAGGCATATAGTTATTTATAAGGGCTTAGTTAAAGAATTATTCAATAACCAATAATTTCTGTCCAGCAATTGGTGAATTATTAAGTGTAACACTTGTGGAATTATGTGTATAATCACTTGTATCTAATTCTGTGCCTTCTAAAAATACTTTACCCGTTCCTCCTGTAACTCCGTATTCGGTTTGGTTTAATATTGTTGTAAAAGAATATACATCTGGACTGCCGTCTGTGGCTCCTACCATTACAGTCTCTACTTTAGAGAGAGAAGGTAAAGAAACACTAGGTAACTTTTTAAGACTGTTTATATTAAACTCTCCATCTATAGTAATCTCTTTAGGAAGTCCAATTAAGCTTAAGAAATCACAAAAGTCAAATGTAATAAATTCAACAAGAGAACCAAGTCCAATGGCTTCTAAGAACTTTTGAATTAATTGTACCCACTTAAGAAGAAGATACTTAGGCCATTCTTCAGCAAAGTTTTTCATTCTAGTGAGTAATCTTTCTATCTTTCTTTCGGCCATTTCAATATACTCATTAGTCTCTCCACCTAATAAGTCCATAATACTAAATCCAGCAATGTTTATTGACTCTAACTGTTCTATTAACTCTGCCTCTAATTCTCTTTTTAAATCATCGGGTGCATCTTCTATCTGTTGTTTTACACTTGCAATTTTTTCTTCTATAATCTGTTCTATATCTAGTGTTAGTAGTGCAGGCAAAGATGGTAATCCTAATGCATCCCATATAACTTTAAATTTATCTATGAGTGCGCCAAAGGCTCCGTGTATAATAGCAAGGGCTCCTTTAGTTAGTTCAGACATAAGATACTTCCATATATTTTCTGCCTTTAAACCATCTGACTGTAAACCAGAATCATTAGTATATCTTCTAAACTGTTTTGGTATAAACTTTTCAAACTTTTCTAAATCATTTGCAATTTGAAGTTTTAATTCTGCTCTATATTCTGGGTCAGAAAAAAGTTTTACCACATCTATATCTAAACCAAAAACTGAAATACTAAAAGAGATAGGTAATATTTTATTAATGATTTCCATAAACTTAACTTGAACAAACATATGATATTCTTGAACCATTGCTTCTATTCTTCTTTCCCATTCTAGTTCAGGAATTTCTAAATTACCATATATAGGTTTTGTAAGTGATATTGGAAAGTTACCAAGTGCATCTTCAACCTTATCTAAAATATCCATTATCTTTTTAGCTTCATCTTCATAACCAGAGATAGCCAATAAATTAGCTATGTTTATAATCTCTGTAAAGTTATTTACTAACTCAGCCGGAGTAGGTAATAATACCTTACTACATGGTATATCAATGGTTGTTGGCATTATACTGTACCAAACCAAGTACCACCAAGTTGACTTGCTCCATTTACATTTTTTACTTTATCTAAGAATGCAATATTAGTTCCTGGCCCATAAGCATCAGGGTCAGCTGCAGTAAAGTTTAACCATTCAGTAGAAGCACTAGATAAATTATCATTAAGTGCCGCTTCAATACTCTGGCCTCTAGCGGTACTCATTTCAGAATATAAACTACTTGGTATTCTTTCACCAGGAACTCCAGTGACTCCTTGGAATTGATTTCTTTGAGTTAGTACACCTTCAATAGTATTAGGAAACTTATCTGACCTGACTCTATTTAAAATAACAGCCGCAACTCCTGCCCTTTCATCTGGATTTGTAGTGGCTTCTGCAGAGACTGCTCTTATAAGCATATCCATTTCTCTATCATCTATAGAACTACCTAAAAAGGCCTCGACTGTTTCTTTAGTATTAGTTGCTGCATCAAAGGGGTCAATACTTTCTACTTTAGGAATATCAAAGTTTTCTATTGAAGCGGCTGTATTCATTCTAATCTTAGACGCCCTAATATTAACCGTACCACCTGCACCCTGAGCATCCAAGTTTATACTACCACCTTCAGTTTTAACAAATACATCACCACCATTGCCTGGATATATTTCAATCCTTGAGCCAGTTACAGCTAAGGGTGGAAGGCTTCTATTTCTAAGTCTTATAAGACCAGCACTACTATAAATTTCAGTATTACCATTCTCATCCATTAATATTTCTGAGCTTTCAGTACCATGTGAAATTCTAATTTTTTCTTTGTTTTCAGTATTGTCTAGTTGAATGATATGACCAGCCTTAGACCTATACACTTTATTATCCCAACTTGATCCTACTTCACCTGGTATATCTTTTACAAAGTTACCTGTAGGTGAATTTAAAAAACCAGTTTCTGGAATATCGGAATCTTCTTCTTCTTCATTTTTAGATTGTGTTGCAATGGAACCCATTACTAAAGGGTCTTGTGCTGATTTACCATCTCTAAAAAATCCTACTACCCAAGAACCAATTTCTAAGTGGTGATTACTTCCATTCCCTTGTACACTTGCAGTAGTTGTGGGCATCATTACTGTCGCCCAAGGTAAGTCTTCAACGGCAACTTCTTCATCATAAAAACCTAGACACCTAACCCTTACTCTGTTAAGATACTCTGGGTCTTGTACATCTTC